TGCCATGTGCGATAATAGCGTCAATCAACCTTGTATCCACATCGCTTTGCCATTGCTCACGCAGATTGGCAACCCGACTAATTAATCGCTGATACGCCTTATGTCTTTCAATATTTTTATTCATCTTTTCATTCTCCACTTGTTGTTAAAGTCCAGCGGCACTAAGCCGCTGGATCAATTCTGGCCATCTCGCCAAATGGTGCATCATTGCACCGCTCATCGGTTGACACCCAAAGCACTGGGTAGTCAGGGGCATCGGGGAAATCAAATATGCCCATGTCGGTCAAATAAACCATGTTATCGACAGGAAGGTTATTGTCATTGATGTACTCAAAGACAGGTTGAACCCTTGTTCCACCCCTACCCCTGCACTCTATGCTGTCGATGTAATCCCCCTGCCCATATTCTTTCACTGATCTGATCTGCGTGTCGCAGGTTATGACAGTAATAGAGTTGGGTTTGTGATCTTCAGCTATGTTGTTTAATTCACCAAGGAATTGCTGTAGTTCCATCGTGCTGACTGATCCGCTTGTATCGACAGCAACAACCACATCACCAACACCTATTTTATTGATCGATGGCATATATACGCCCTGCGTATACCAAGCCTTTTTGTTTGGCTTTCGGAAGGTATAATCGTCAGGCTGGTCACCGCCGATAAAGCGATTGAACACATCACGCCAATCAACCTTGGATCGGCGCATTTCATCAACCAGTTCTTGTATGGCTGCTGGCAGCTTGCCAACCGATTTGGCACCAGCGGCAGCAAGCATAACCTTTTGATCAATGCTGGCCTCAAGCTGCTTCGCCTCCGATGGTGATAGATCATTTCCATCATCACCCTTGGCATCATTGACCGCACCCCAACCGCAAGGCTTTTGATCTTTTTTATCCGGATCACTGCCAAGCTGTTCATAGATGCGTTCAGCGGTCATCCCTTTATATTGATCATCCCACAGGCCGCCTTCGGGAAGGGTGAATTGACCATCGATCAGTATGTGATTGATTGCGTGATCACAGGCAATGTTCCACCGCTCAGCGTCACGCTCACCGCGCCTGATCATATGCTTGAAGGCAACATGCAAGACCTCATGGGCAACAACACCAATGATTTCTTTATCGGTGTGCTGATCAACAAAATCCCCATTCCATTTGATAAACGTGCCGTCTGTACACATTGTCGGCTGGCTGTCATCCCGATGGATGTTGAGGCCTAGTGCCAGTGATCCAAAGAAGGGGTTATCCAATACAAGGCGGGTTCTGGCTCTTGCCATTTTTGTATCTGCGTCCATTTTAAAACTCCCAAAATTTGTACGATGGTATAAATGGGGCGGCGTGAACCGCCCCGCATGATGTTAAAGCATCAACTCTTTTCCATCGCTCAGCAAAAACTCGCGGAATGCTTGTGTCTGCTTTATTGATGGGTGCCGGTTGAATGCATCTTTGACAGCAAAGACCGCGAACTCTTTATGCGGCAACCGCTTCAGGTATTTAATGACGTTGCCAATATTCTTGTCATTAGCCTTGTAAGCCAGAGCGGCAGACACCGCATAGCAAACCGCAGGGTCTTCACTGATTGCCGCACTGTCAGGGTTTGCAATCACAGCATCAATGTCTGGCACAGTGTCATGGATTTTCTTATATCCCATGAACTCCGCGCATGCTCCAATGCCAACCTGACCGGCAACGGCTTCGGTTTCGTTGACCGCGTCTAATCCCCATTTCATCATTGTATCGACACGTTCCCATGACCGTGGTGATGGGCAAGAGTTTGCATCACGGTCAAACTTGTGAAGCAACTCAGGCCGGAAACGCAGGAAGCCGGTGACCAAAGGCGAAACGCCGACACCGTTCATATAGCCGATTGTGTCTTCAAGATCGGCTTCAACCTCAAGGAATAGCAGCCGGTCTTTCAGGTGGCTTGGCATGTTATTTGTGCCAGCCCGATCACTGGTTCGATTGCCAGCGCAAACGATAGACCAGCCGTCAGGCATTTTATGTTCACCGATACGCCGTTCATTGACTAGCTGCGCTGCGATGTTTTGATTGGCTACAGGTGCCTGTGGTAATTCATCCAAAAACAGGATGCCTTCACCGTCTGATGGCATCCAGTCAGGGCGTAGGCGTTTCATATTGTCACCGTCAGCGACAAGCCAGCCAGCCAACTCACCGGCATCATATTGAGCCAGTGACAGTATGTTCAGGCTAATTTCGCGTTCAGTTGCGATTGATTGCACGACTGATGTTTTGCCAAGGCCAGCACCGCCAACAAGGTAGGCGATAGGGCGTTGTGCATCACGACCATTTGCATGTTTGATTTGGCTGTCGATTGAAGCTTCGACAATAGCTTTTGCTTGAGATATACGCATAATCTTTAGTCTCCATTTTGTTGTGAAAGTTTAGGCAAGCGACTAAGCCGCTTGCCCTTCAAGTTGTGCAGTCATTGCTTTAACCGCGTCATTTTCGGCTTCTGTCTTTTTAGCGGCAGCCTCAGCGGCGGCTTCCATGTCACCGCGAACCCGCAATTTATCTTCCATCATGTCTTTGAACTCTTCGATTTCAGCATAAGTGAAACCACCAAGCCACTTGCCACCCTCTATGCGGTTGCCTTTGTTGTCTTTTTTGGTTGAGCGTCTCCCGACAACCTTTTCGACAGCTAGTTGAACCTTGGATTTTTCGGCCTCACCAGACACCGCTTTGATAAGCTTCGCCTCAGATGAAATCTGCTCTTGGCCGAAAATATCAAAGACCATTTCAAAGGTGATGTTTGAACCGCCAATGCCGAATACGTTCCGCGCACCGACTGCGTTCTTCAGCATTTTCTCTGCCATGCTTGGTGTCAAACCACCAAGGTCTTGTAGTTCACCCTTGATCGCTGAACTAACGCCTGTCGGCAGATTTGATTTTTCTGTGAGGGGTGCTGATGCAATGCCAGCAATTAGATGGCAATAGCTAATTATTTTTAATGCCTTTGCTTCATCACTGGCTTCTTTCGCGCCATCTTTCAGGATGCTGATCTTCTTTTCGTTTGAAGCGATTTCATTTAGGTTGTCATCTGACATTGAAAAAGTAGTTTTGGCCATGACGGCTGTCTCCATTTTAAAGTTGAAATATAGCAGGACGCTATGACCCAGCGGGTGCTGGGTTTCGCTGGTGTCCTAAGCCAGCATCATCAGATAGCTTAAATGGCAATATATTCGGTGAGGCGTAGAGTGCCTTGCTTCACAAGCTTGCCTTCCTGCATGAGATAATAAGCGTGAAAGCGGCGGTTCTTGTAAACCGCGATCATCTCAGGCTGCTCACCGAATGCTTTATTGCAACGTGCAATATATTCACCCAAGGCCTTGATGGTTGGCTTGATCGGGTAAAGGGTTGTTTTGCCGTTGTCGTTTAATTGATTAGCTGAATACATAATAAATCCCCTGTTTCGCGTGTCTCTTCAATAACTGGGTTACGATCCCCAGCGACAGGTTGTATTCATCTGGCGTGTTCTAAACCGACACGTTACGGCTGGCTTGATAGGCCTTGCCTCAGTCTCCACCCCCAACTTGCACTAGCCCCTGACTGAGCATCAAAGCGGTAGTTGGTGGTGTTCCAGTTTCGGGGTTGCTAGCCCCTCGCCCCAAGTGGGCGGTCAGATAATCAGTAGCGGTGGCCTCCTAAAAAATTTCAAAAATCAAAATTATTCCTTGTCGTATCATAGTATGAAGAACAATAAAAGCATTAAAATGCATCTAATGTCGTTTTTTTCTACTACGGTACAAAATGACCACTAATGACCATCGCAATGCATAGACGATTGAGCCACCCATATTATTGTGAGGGGTTTGTTTTTTCTCATTTAATTCAAATAATCCCCAGAATATTGTTTGTACACAAACAAGTTTGTTCACCATCTGTTCAGGGTGCGGAACAAAACGTGAAAACGAGCGAGGTTTGCCTGTGAGGTGGGTCTGGAAAAGTTCGTGTATCATTATGACCAAAAACACCCAAAACGCCCCTATGAGCTTCTATGGGCGATTAAAGGCCATGAACAAACCGTGAACATTGCCATATATGAGATTAGGGGATATCAGGCCTGAATGGGTGCCTATCGGCTCTATTTGTACGATGGTACAATGCAAACAGGATCAAAAAGCCCGACCAAGCGATAGCGCATATTGGCGGCACTTCAATAGGTGAATAGACATGACTGATGACAAAACACCCAAGGGGAAACCATCACATCTCAGGGTGGTGACAGATAGCGGTGACAAGCTAACCAGCAAGCAGGAACACTTCAGCCAGCAAGTGGCTACAGGCAGCACACTCACAGACGCATACAGATCAGCCTATGCCGCAGAAAAGATGAAAGATAGCAGCGTCTGGGTTGAGGCATGCAAGCTGGCTCAGCACCCAAAGGTGTCACAAAGGATCGATCAGATAATCGAAGCAAACGCCGCACGAAAGCAGTCAGACGATGACCGCATGAAAATCTGGGTGACAGAGCAGCTAAAGCACGAAGCCATGTCAGCTCAGTCGGATAGCGCAAGGGTTGCGGCACTGACACAGTTGGGCAGATCGGTTGGCATGTTCACTGATAGGGTTGAGCAGCAAGAACAGGGTGCGCGTGAGACGGCAGAGATTGAAGCTGAAATTCAGCGCAAGCTTTCGGCACTGATGAATGGGTGACGCCGCC